TTTTTATTTTATTATTTTTTTTTATATTTTTATTATTTTCCATATAATAAAAATATAAAAAAAATAATTGAAGGTTATGTTAAACAATTAAATTAACTATTAATTATAAACATATCTATTATAAAAAAATATAAATTACAACTAATAATTTTTAACTCAATAAATATAATAAATTTTATTTAAACATTTATTATATTATATTTATATATAATGTCAAACAAAGAAAATTCAGATAGTAAAAAATCAATAGGTCTAGGAATTGATTTAGGTACAACAAATAGTGCAGTTGCAGTTTATCGTAATGGACGAGTTGAAATTATTGCAAATGATCAGGGTAATCGTACTACTCCATCTTTTGTTAGTTTTACAGATGAAGAAAGACTTATTGGTGATGCAGCAAAATCTCTTGCAGCAGCTAATTCAAAAAATACTGTATATGATGCTAAGCGTTTAATTGGAAGAAATTACAACGATAGTAGTATGCAATCAGAACTTAAACATTTTTCATATAATGTAGTAGATAAATCAAATAAACCAATTATTGAAGTTGAATATAAAAGTGAAACTAAACAATTTACACCAGAAGAAATTTCATCAATGATTCTTTATAAAATGAAAGAAATTGCAGAAGCTTATCTTGGTGAATCAGTAAAAGATGCAGTAATTACTGTTCCAGCTTATTTTAATGATGCTCAGAGACAAGCAACTAAAGATGCTGGTGCAATTGCAGGTTTAAATGTGCTAAGAATTATTAATGAACCAACTGCTGCTGCAATTGCTTATGGACTTGATCAAAAAGGTGGATCAAAAAATGTACTTATTTTTGATTGTGGAGGTAGTTCTGCTTCCTGTGGTGTAAACCCACTTATTTCATGTTATTAAATAACAGAAATAAAATCTGGTGAATTGCTGGGAACTCCTAAAGCTTTTACTACCACAACGTAATGTGAAAACATAAGCGTGATGGTTCAAGAAAGAAAAAGATATATGGATTATCAGCAGCCAAGCACCTAAAACTTAATGTTATGGTGAAGGTTCAACGACTAGGTTTATATAAACCCATGAGTGCCAGAGTTTAGTAATATTTTTAGTTAAAAAGATACTAATATTAAAATATTATGAGAGATGATATATTAAAATCAATTATTGAATTTAAAAATAAAAAAGATAATAGCATTATTCCAATTATAAAAAAAGAATTAAAATTTGAAACGTCTAAAGAAAATATATGGTATGTTTTTATTAATGATATAAAATTAAAAAAGACATCTGAATATATAATTACATATAGATGTTTAAGATGTTCAAATATAAATTCTGTAAATAGTACACAAATATTAAGAAAAATTCGCCAAAATAAAATAGGTTGTTTCAACTGTTCAAATTTAAAATTACAGATTAAACTATCAAATCAAGAATTTTATAAAAACAGTTTATCTGAATTTGAAAATTATCCAGATCAATACAAGAATTCATATTTTATTAATAACTTAACAATTGATGATTATAATAGAATTAAAAAAAATATAATTAGTTTTTGTAATGGAAAATATACTGATATAGAATCATATGAATTTTGGTCTATTTATAAAAGTCATAATCAAATGAAATTTACTTCTGTTTTTTATGATAAAATAAATGATACTATTTTCAAAGCAAATCAACCTATAATAAAATGTGATAATTGTAGAAAAAATTGGAGATGTAAATCACTTGAATCATTTAAAAATGACTATAAAATATTATGTCAAGATTGTAAATTATGTAATCGAACATTTAAAATAAGACCAATAAAAAATTTAAATAATGATATTATTACATACCAATCTAAATTAGAATTAAAATTTATAAAATGGTGTAATAATAATAATTTATTAGTTAAAAATGGTCCAAATATAGATTATATATTTGATGATAAAAATAAAAAATATCGTGTTGATTTCCAAGTTGATAATTTATTAATTGAAATCAAAGATTTTCATATTTGGCATAAAAATCAAGTAGAAAGTGGTTTATGGGATGAAAAAGTTAATGCTGTAAATGAATATATTAAAAACAATAATTTAAAAAAATATATTTTAATGACACCTCATAATTGGAATCAAATATCAAAAGAAATATTAAAATTACTAAATAAGATATAGTCTGATCTTATATGAAAGTATAAGAAATTACAGATTAAATACTGTAATGCAAACAAATGTGAGTGGGAACTCATGATGTATCAATTTTAACAATTGATGATGGAATTTTTGAAGTGAAAGCAACAGGTGGAGATACTCGATTAGGGGGAGAAGATATTGACAACATATTAGTAGAATATTTTTCTGCTGAATTTAATAAAAAATATAAAACAAACATGACAAAAAATAACAAATCAATGAGAAGATTAAGAACAGCATGTGAATCAGCTAAAAGAACACTTTCTACTGCAACTGTAGCCAAGTTAGAAATTGATTCATTATTTGATGGTAATGATTTTAGTGCTACATTAACTAGAGCTAAATATGAAAGTTTATGTTCAGATATTTTTCAACGTACAATGTCACCAGTTGATCAAGTTATGAAAGATTCAGGTTTTAGTAAAAAAGATATTGATGAAGTTGTTCTAGTAGGAGGATCAACTAGAATTCCTAAAATTCAAGAATTATTAAGTGAATATTTTAATGGTAAAGAATTAAATAAAAGTATTAATCCTGATGAAGCTGTTGCTTATGGTGCTGCTGTTCAAGCAGCAATTTTATCTGGTAATAGTGATGAAAAACTTGATAGTTTATTACTTTTAGATGTTACTCCACTTTCATTAGGTGTTGAAACTGCAGGTGAAGTAATGACACCAATTATTCCACGTGGTAGTACTTTACCATCTAAGAAAACTCAAACTTTTTCAACAGCATCAGATAATCAACCAGGATGTACTATTTGTGTATTTGAAGGCGAACGTAAATTTACAAGAGATTGTAATCAACTTGGTAAATTTGATCTTCGTGGTATTCCACCAATGCCTCGTGGTATGCCACAAATCGAAATTACTTATGAAGTTGATGTAAATGGTATTTTAAATGTTTCAGCTTGTGAAAAGAGTAGTGGTAAATCAGAAAAAATTGTAATTAAAAATGATTCAAATAGATTATCAAAAGAAGAAATTGAAAAAATGATTAATGATGCTGATAAATTTAAAAATGATGATGAAGTTGCACATAAACGTGTAGAAGCTAAAAATAAACTTGAAAATTATGTATATAACATCAAATCAACAGTTTTAGGAGAAGATAAAATGAAAAAATCATTAGGTGATGATTTAGATAAAGTAAATGATACTGTTGAAGAAACTATTAAATGGTTAGAACAAAATTCAACAGCTAAAACAGAAGAATTTGAAGCTAAACAAAAAGAAGTAGAAGACATTTTAAGTCCTCTTGTACAAAAAGCTTATCAAGGAAATATGCCACCAGCACCACCTAGCAATGATCAACCATCAGCACCACATAGCAATGATCAACCATCAGCACCACCTAGTAATAATCAACCACCATTTGATATTCCTAAAGAACCAACTATTGAAGAAATTGATTAACTCTAAAATAATTAAATAATTAAATAGGTAAAATGGCTCTAATCCATTTTTTTTGTGAAAGTTCAATAGTACCATCTTTTTTATGTGGTGCTGCCATAGCATAACAATTTTCACCAAAATTTAATACAGCTATTAAAATTCTACCATTATTTAGGCGTAAAAATTCCTCACGAAAATGCAAATCATGTTCATATATTGTAAAAAGAATATTATGGTTCAACATTATAATTATATATATTATTTTAATACATATAATTATAAATTCATTTTTTTTTACACCTTTGTAGATTTATAAATTAATTTTTTAATCTATAAAATATATTAATTTATCAAGTTTTATTATTCTTTATAATTTTTAATTTTCTTACTATTTTTGATGATTTTTTAACATATTTTTCATTTCTTTTGTATGAACCAATTAATAAATTTTTTTATTAAATATTTAAATATTATTAATTTAAGAAAAAATTTACATTTATTTATATCAAGCTTATATAATAATTAAAATAAATTTAATATATTATTAATTTAAGAAAAATTTTACATATTCAAGAATAATTTTACACTTATAATAAGCTTATGTAATAATTAAAGTAAATAAGATTAATATATTATAAAAAATATTATAATTATTATTTTTATAGTATTTATTAATTCTAGCATCAATTATAAATTCAATAATGAATAAAAATAAAATTAAAAGTGTAAAATTTTTCTTGAATGTGTAAAATAATTCTTGAACTAATTATTAATTTTAAAAATTTTAATTAAAGGTTATGTTAAACAATTAAATTAATTATTAATTATAAACATATCTAAATTTATTTTTCTAATAATAATTTAATTAATGATAAATAATGTTCTCCTTTTTCTTTGGATGGTTCAACAACCATTTTTTCACCCCATTCATTCCATGCATTAATCAACATTATTTTAGAAATATTAGTATTGGAATTTTTATAACTATTAATTGTTTTTTCAACAAATCTAATTTGATTTTCAGGTGTATTATTTGCACAAATAGTTGCTAATTTCATTTTATCTGGTTTAAATAATCTAGGTCTATTATCAAAATCAAAAACTAATGTTTGTATTTCATTATCTTGATAAACAACATTATTTGTATATTTTTCATAATCTAAAAATTTCTGTTCATTAATATAAAAATAATTATTAATATCTGAATTTTTATAATTAAAATGAAAATTATAATTAAAATAATTTTTATAATTACCATTCATTGAATTTACTACAAAATATATACCATCAAAATTATTTTGTTTACATGTATTATTTAATTCATTATATAATAATAATATTTCATTTTCAGTTAAAAACCATGGATGATGTAATAAAAATACTGGTTTATTATCAATTTTTAAATAATTATTATTATTAAAATATTTTAATAAATTTATAATATTTAATTGTATATTTTTAATAGTATATGAATTTTCTATTTTATTTTCAGTATTACCAAATGCATTATTTTTTGTCCAATCTTCATTAGCCCAAATAAAAAATACTTTTCTAAAATTAATATCAGATGTAAAAAATTTATTAATTACTTTTTCCATTATCATATTTTTGTTTGTAATTGTGTTAGTTGAAAACCAATAATAATATATTGCAAAACCATTAATATTATATTTTGTAATAATATCAATTTGATTTTTTATTAAATCAGTATTAGTTTCAAGATTATAATCTAATATATTTTTAAACCTAGGTGTTTCAAAATTACTATTTTTATATTTTTTTAAAAATAAATTTAAATTTTTAATATCATTAAAATCTTTATAAAAATTAATATTATTTTCTTCTATTTCATGAAATTGTGGAAAATAAACAATATATGATAATATATTAAATTTATTTTTATTTTTAAATTCTGAATTAGAAAAATAAGTATCCCAAAAATTATTATAATAAATATAAGGTGAAATTGTATAAAAATAATTTTGTGCATTTGTTTCAATTAATTCATAATCTATTAAATTATTAATATTTTTAAAAGATATTGCTTTTTTATAATTACTTAATCTATTTTCAATAACTGATTTAAAATTTTTTTTTAAATATAAAATTGGTAAATCAGTTATCATCATTAAACTTAATGAAAATGAATATGTTTCAGGCCATATAGTTGATTCTATCCAAATATTAGGTTTATATTTAATTATTAATTCATTTAATTCTTTAATATTTTGATAATAAAATTGTTTATCGTAATCAATTTCTAATCCACCAAAAATATATACATCATATAAATTATTATTAATTAATTCAAATATTATATCTCTTCCTTTAATAATATTTATATTACCTATAATACCTACTACTATTTTATTATTATTTGTTTCTATTTTTTCTAATTTATTTAAATAATCTGGTAATGGAGTTATAATTATTTCTTTTTCATCATTTAAATATTTACTATAAAGCTGTAAATTATTTATATTTTGTGTAATTATAGTTTTTACCGCATTTAAATTAATATTTGAACTAATTGGTATATTATTATTTAATAATTCATTATAATTTGTTGGTTGATAAATATTATATAATAATGAATAATCATGTGTTATTGTTGTAATATTATCATTTAATAATAAAATATTATCTATAAATATTTTACTATGTCCAATTATACTATTTATAAATATTTTTTTAATTTTATTTTTATTTAAATATAAAAAATTTAATGCTGTATTATCATTAAAATTATTATTTATAACATATAAATCATTTAAATATATTTTTATTCCATCTTTAAAATTACGTATTATTATAAAATTTTGAACATATAAATATTTTGATATAATTGAATTTAAAAAAAAAGTAGTACCACCACCCCAATAAGGAAAATCTAGTATTAAAATAAAAGATTCTATATTATTAATATCATTTATTTTTTCTAAATTAGAAAAATGTTGTATACTTTTAATGGAATTTTTATTTATTAAAAAATATTCATTTAAATTATTTATAATATTATTATTAGTATATTCATTAATTTTAAATTTATTATGATAATAATTAATATTAATAAAATTATCAATATTATAATTAATAAATATTAATAAAATTATTAATAATAATAATAATAATAATAATAATAATTTATTCATATTATTTATATTTAGAAATTTTATTTTAGTATTTAATTCCTTTAATATCACAATATTCTATAGTAATTTGTACTAATGCTTGTAAAATAGACCATACGTTTTTTTTTGATTCAGGATCAAGTTTATAATAAATTTCTTTTAAACGAAAAATTTCAGATAAAACTCTATCATTTGTAAAACTATTAGATAATGGCGTATCATTTATTTTTTCTATTAATTGTCTTTCTTCATTTAAATAACTTTCATCCATAATAAAAATTTTATCTCTATAAGGTACCATAAATACAACTGCATTTTCAATAGCAATTATTGAATTAACTTTAATTAAACGTTTATAATAAGTATAATAAGTTGTTCCTACCAATTCAGAAGTTTGTGCTAAAAATGATTCAATAATACTATTAAATGTTTTAATTTTTTCTGTAGCCATTATATTATTATATATATTCCAAAATCTTTAAATAATAATTCAATTTAAATTATTATTTTCATTAATCATATTTAATATAATATTTGATAAATTATTATCAATAAATGAAAATATTGGAATTTGTTGAACATATGTTGTATTTATTTTATATATAATATCGTCTGTTTTTATATTTTTTAAATTTAATTTTGATTTTAAAAATAAATTTTTATTTGATATTATTTTATTATTAAATAAATAATTTTTAATATCAAATTTAAATTCTTCTTGTGAAAAATTTACTTTTATTTTATTTAATGAATTTAAACAAACTACTGGAACAATATTTTTTTTAATATAATTAAATTCTTGTTTATTAAATGATAATAATGTGCCATTTAATGTAAAAAATGGCTGATATATATTATATGATATATATATAATACCTGCACCAATTGTATCATTTAATTTACAAAAAGGACATATATTATATACTACATTATTATTATGATAATTACCTGTATTTAAATTAAGACTAAATAAATCTTCTTTACAACCAGGTATTGAAAGTGAACCAAAACCAATATAAAATAAATTATTTTTACATTCTTTTATTATTTTTTCACAAATGGTTATTTCAAAATAATATACATTAGAATTTAATAATTCTATTTGATTATTTTTTATAATTGGAAAAGTAAATGGTATAGGATAGGATTCATAAATTGGTAATAATCTATCAGCATATAATACTTTATTATCATTTTCTTCTAAATAATATATATTATTATCTTCAATTACTTTATTATTTAAAATTAATTTTGTAGGTAATGGATAAAAACATTTATATGTAATATAATGATTATCTATTATAATATTATATTCTTTTTTATAAGAATAAAATAAACTTATTAAATATTTAATATATTCTTCATATAAATTTTTATTAGAATTTGGATTTAATAATTTTATCATTATAATATACTATTTATTAAAATAAAATAAACTTATTAAATATTTAATATTATTAATTTAAGAAAAATTTTACATATTCAAGAATAATTTTACACATTTTTTATATTATTTTTTTCTAAAAATAATATAATGACATATTCACTAGATATAATAAATCTAGCAATAACACATT